CCTTTTTTATTTTTTGTCAAATTGGAAATATTTATATGTAAATAAAAAATCATTTATCGAAATAGTTAAAATTAAACTTTTTTGATAAATGGTAATATTTATATATTAAATAAAACAAAAATATGGCAAAAGAAAAATCTTTAGTAGAAGAAGCAATCGTCCAAATGAAAAACTTGGAAGAAGCGGTTGCTGAAAATGCAAAAGGAATACTTGCTTCAACAATGAAGGAAGAAATCAAAGAATTAGTAAAAGAATCTCTGTCTGAACAAGAAGACGACGAAATTGAGGTTGATGCGGAAGTTGACATGGATGCACCTGAGGGTGATGAAATGGACGCTGATAACACCGAACTCGATATGGACATGGGCGACATGGACATGGGCGACATGGACATGGGCGACATGGACATGGGCGACATGGATGACGAAGACACAATCGACTTAACTGACGTTGAAGATGAAGATGAAATCTTACGTGTATTTTCATTAGCGGGACCTGAAGACAACATTGTTGTTGTTAAGGACGAAGCTGGTAACATTAATCTTAAAGATAATGAAAATGAATACATGATTGTTGGTGAAGGTGAAGATGACATGGATGACATGGATTCTGAATTAGAAGAAATGGTTGGTACTGATTACATGAGCGACATGGAAGAAGGCGACATGTACGAAGAAGAAGACGGTGAAGAATCAATCGAAAGTATTGTTGAAAGAATTTTCATGTCTGATGAAGACGATGATGATGAAGACATGGGACCTGAAAATATGTTTGACGAAGAAATGGATAACATGGAAGAAGGTAATATGTACGAAATGGAAGACATGGAAGAAGGAGAAGAAGATTCTGAAGAAATAGTATATGAAATTGTTATGGATGAAGAAGACATGGGTGACATGGAAGAAATGTACGGAGGAAACAAACACGATTTCAAAAGAAGAAAAGGACACAAAACTGGTGATGTAGATGGTCATTATAAAGATTATGAACTTGAAGAAGGTGATGAGTACATGGAAGACATGGACGAACCTATGATGGAATCTAAAATGACTATGAAACCTAAAGGTGTTGGAATGGGTAAACCAAATAAGAAAAAAGTGTATTCAAAAAAACCTAACATGGAAGGTGGTTTTAAAACTGTTAAGAAAAAGGCTAACAAAACCATGGGTACAGGTAAGGCAAAATTTGAGTACAAAGAAGGTGAAAATCTTGAGGGTGAAATGAAACCTGTTAAAAAGATGGAAACCAAAGAGGCGGCAAGAACTTACGGAAAAGGTTCTAAATCAGGTCGTGGTTTAAGAAAAGCAGTCACACCTAACAGAAACCTAACTTTCGAAAGTACCGCAAAAGAAGTACAAATTCTTAGAGAGAAAAATGAAGAGTACAGAAAAGCACTTAATGTATTCAGAAACAAATTAAATGAAGTGGCTGTGTTTAATTCTAACTTGGCTTACGCAACACGTTTGTTTACTGAACATTCAACATCTAAACAAGAAAAAATTAACATCTTGAGAAGATTTGACAGTGTTGAGACTATCAAAGAATCTAAGAACTTATACAAAGCTATTAAAGATGAGCTTTCAGTTAAGACAAGTCAACCAATGAATGAGTCTATTGAACGTAAAATTGAAAACGTACAAGCAACAGGTTCAGCGGCTAACTTGATTGAGTCTAAAACTTATGAAAATCCTCAGTTCTTAAGAATGAAAGATTTAATGGCAAAAATAAAATAAAAATAAACTAAACAAAATTAATAAAAAACCAAAAAAATGGGAGCATTATTAGAATCAGGTCTTGTTGGTAATATCGGTCTTAAGCACCTTAAAGTTATCAAAGAAGACACTATTAACAAATGGGACAAATTAGGGTTCCTTGAAGGTCTTAAAGGCCACCTAAAAGAAAACGTAGCTCAGCTTTATGAAAACCAAGCTAGCTTCTTGATTAACGAAGCAACTTCTGACGGTTCTTCAGGTTCTTTTGAAACTGTTGTATTCCCAATCGTTAGACGTGTGTTCTCTAAATTGTTAGCAAACGATATCGTTTCTGTACAAGCAATGAACTTACCTATCGGTAAATTGTTCTACTTTGTACCTAAAATCCAAGGTTATTCTGGTGGTACTAACACTGAATGGAGTGATGTATCTTCAGGTGACCACTACGCACCTGTAGGTGGTCCTGGTAACTATCCTGGTGACCCAAATGCAGGATACACAGGAGCAGGAGCATACACTAAGAACCTTTATGATTTATTCTATGAAGGTACTGAACCAGGTTTAGACCCAGCAGGTTTATTCGACTACTCAAAAGGTCGTTGGTCGGCTATTACCGCAAGTACTGATATTCAATATTGGTCAAATGGTAATTTAGTTGACGGTAACATTGGTACTGAAATCGCTTCAGGTAACACAAGAAAAGTTATCGTTAAAATGTGTGGTTTTGCAGACACAGGTGCAGGTAAATTAATCGGACCTAACGGTAACGAAATGGATACTGAAGAATTCTTATCTAGTTTGATTATCTTCACAGGTTCAGGTTTAACCGTTGCTGAAGGTTCACCTTGTACAGTATCCACAGGTCCATTATTGTTCAGAGTTGTAACTCAACAATATGGTCAAGGTATTGTTCAGTATGGTACAACTACTTCAACAACTTGGCCTTCAACAGGTAACGGAGGTTCATTTAAAAATATCTGTTCTGCAGATGGATGTATCTACTTAGAAGTTGACCTTTCTTGTCCTGTATGTGCTGATTGTGACTCAACATCTTTAGATGGTTACACTGGTACTACAATCGAATCGGCTGTATCAGGTACTTCATTCTACGCAGCTTGGAGACGTTACGAAGAGTTAGAATTCGAAGACAAAATTGGTGAAGTTTCTTTCGACCTTGAGTCAGTTACTGTATCTGTAACAGAAAGAAAACTAAGAGCACAATGGTCTCCTGAATTAGCTCAAGACGTAGCAGCATTCCATAACATCGACGCTGAGGCTGAGTTAACAGCATTGTTATCTGAGCAAGTAGCGGCTGAGATTGACCGTGAAATCTTACGTGACTTACGTAAAGGTGCGGCTTGGAACCTACGTTGGGACTACAACGGATGGAGAAGAATTTCTCAAACTACATCTTACACTCAGAAAGACTGGAACCAAACATTGATTACTGCTATCAACCAATTGTCAGCACAAATCCACAAATCTACATTGAGAGGTGGAGCTAACTGGATTGTTGTATCTTCTGAAGTTTCAGCTATCTTTGATGACTTAGAATACTTCCACGTATCTAACGCATCTCCTGAGCAAGACCAATACAACATGGGTATTGAAAGAGTTGGTACATTAGCAGGTCGTTACCAAGTTTACCGTGACCCTTACTTCCCAGCTAACCAAGTGTTAATTGGACACAAAGGAACGTCATTGTTAGACACAGGTTACATTTACGCACCGTATGTACCTCTACAATTAACTCCTACAATGTACAATCCATTCAACTTTACACCGATTAAAGGTATTATGACCCGTTACGCGAAAAAAATGGTGAATAATAGATTTTACGGAAGAATTACTGTTGATGGTGTTCGTACGTTTGATTTAAGTGAATTGAGATAATCAAATCTTTAAATAATCACAAAAAGGTCAGAGAAATCTGACCTTTTTTTTGTTATATATTGACACAATCGAGTTTATGGTTATATTTATAATATATGAAAAAGATTATTTTAGACCAAAATACAATTAATGAAATAATTAGATTGTATAATGAAGAAATGTTAGGTTCGCCTACTATATCTGAAAAAATAGGAATTCATAAAACTGTTATAGTTAGAATTTTAAAAGAAAATGGTGTTAATGTTGGTAAATCGGGTAGAAAATTTAAAGGAGGTAAATCTGAGAGTGATAAGAGGTATTATAAAAATAATAGAGATAAGAGATTGAAATACTTTTCAGAATGGCAAAAAGAAAACAGAGAACATTTAAACAATTACCACAAAGAATGGAGAGAAAAGAATATTGATAAACATCGAGAAAATAAAAGAAACTACGAAAGAACTCGTAAAGCAAACGACCCCCTCTATAAACTAATCTCCAATTTCAGAACCGCAATATATCAAGTTCTAAAAGAAAATAATGTTGATAAGAACGGACATTATTTTGAAATTTTAAAGTATTCTCCTGAAGAGTTAATATCTCATTTAGAAAATCAATTTAAGGGGGGTATGACGTGGGATAATTATGGTGAGTGGCATGTTGACCATATATTGCCAATAACGTCATTTAACATACAAGAAATTGGTGACAACGAGTTTATGAAATGTTGGTCACTTAACAATCTACAACCAATGTGGGGTAAGGAAAACATTAAAAAATCCAACAAAATACTTATTTCATAATATTTATATATTATGAGTGGTCTTCGTCAATTAATTAAAGAAAGTCTTTTATTAGAAAAAAGAATTGCTCAGTTGTCAGCAAATATTGAGGTAACATTTGCATTTGATGTTGACAGAACTCACCACGCCTATATAAGAAGGAAAAGAGAGGGTATTGAGGGGTATGACGATAGGGAAATTTCAAATGGGGAAATAAGTTATATCGTACAACAAGCTCGAAATGAAATTGCTGAAAAGATTATTTCGGGGGAGATTGGTGAAGGTGATGCCTTTGTAATTAAATCACCTGAAAAAAACATGGCCATGTCTGTTGTTCCAAATCAAGAAATGGGTTTATATTGGAAACTTTACATAACCACTGTATTCAGGGAAACATATGATAATCCTTTTAGGGTTGGTAGAGACCAAGTGGTTATTTGGATATAAAAAACAGGGGGTTGTATCTGAATCGTTCCTTCCCTGTTTCAATCAGGATTTTTTCGCCCTGACCACCTATAATTAAATATTTGTATCTGAATCGTTTCCTTTAATTACAATACAAATATACGACTTTTTTTTGAATTGTTTGATATTTATATAATAAAAACTTGCAAAAAATGAAAAATTTATTTTTAATAAGTGAAGAAGACAAAAATCGAATCTTAAATCTTCATGAAAACGCCACGAAAAGACAATATTTAACTGAACAAACTGCACCAAATCCTCAAGCTGACGCTGGAACTATAAGACGTGAATTGGATAAGTCTAATTCTGATGAACAAGCAATTGTTGATATTATTAAAAACTATAATAAAGATAATTTTAAGTCTCTTTTAGACACATATAAAACAATTAATAATGTGGAACTTGGTACCGATATTTTCAGAGCAATTCAAAAAAGCACCGATAAAGCGGAACTTGCGGACTTAACAAAACATTTAAACAGCATTGGGTATTCTCTCGGAGCTGGTAGTTATGACCGAAACACTAGAAGTTACACAGGTTGGAAGATTACACCAAATTCAGAAACACAGGCGGCCGAACAAAATAAAACAAAATCAGTTGAGGCGTTTAAAAAATTTCCTTGTGTTGCATCACACCCAAATGCTAAAGAACAACAAATGCCGAATGGTAGTATTACGTATCTAATTAATGGTGTTTATTATTATGATAACGGTAGAAAAATGTTAGCAGATAGAACAATGGCGAATTACACATGTAACGACCCTGAATTTAAACAAAAAGGCGGTTCAAATACAGGGAATAAAAAAGTTGCCGTAACAACACCATCAGATGCGGATTTAGATAAATATTTAAATACTTAAATTAAAATGAAAAAAAGAATACAAATAACAGAATCGGATAGACAATCAATCTTAAGATTACACGAAGAATATAAGATGTCTTTATTAAGTGAACAAGCATCAACTGAAAGATTTACAACCGCAACTTGTGCTGATTTAAAAAAAGGTCCAAAATGTAAAGATAAAGTTTTAAAAGTACAAATAAAAATTAATGATACATGTCCTACAGATAAATTACCAACTAAATTAGTTGAGGATGGTATAATGGGGCCTAAAACTTCATCAGCATTTACTGCGTGTGGTGGAGTTATTTCGGCTCAAGGTGGTAGTACAACTACAGGAGGAACAACAGCGGCGGGAGGAACACCAACATCGGGAGGAACACCAACATCGGGAGGAACACCAGCAGCGGGAGGAACACCAGCAGCGGGAGGAACAACAGCTGCGGTGGGACCTGCCGATGTAATGAAAGGTGATATTTAAATACTAAAAACAAACGAGTAAAGTGATATTAAATGAAGAACTAAATAGAATGTTATACCTTTTCAACCACGAAAGAGGTGTAATTGTTAGTGAACAAAAAAACAAAAAATCAAAATTTGATTGGAAAGGTGGCACCAAAGGAAATGTTGACTTAACAAACCCTAGAGGTGTAAATGCGTCAGATGTTAATTATAATGGTAAAAACTATAACTTAACTACGATAACAAGTGCGATTAGATTGGTGACTAAGGGAAAAAAATCAGATACTCCACCAACATCTGACCCGACACCATCTTTTGACCAGTTAAAATTTATTGATGACTCTTTTCCATATCCTGATAATATGGTTAAACCTAAATTTGAATCATACCCTAATGCAAAGGCAGAATATGACAAATTTATTAACAGTATAGATAAATTTATTAAAGAAGGTAATTCTTTAAGTGATATGGCGACATTTACAATTCAAGGAACTGCGGACTCAGCAAGACCTACATTACGTCCTCCTTCAGGATATTCTTCTTTAGACCATCCTGATACCCTACCTTATGGGGGTAAAACTAATTTTAGTGAAATGAATCAATATCTTGCCGATACAAGAGCAAAAATGTTAGGTGAATTAATTATTAAAGATGTTTTAGATAAAACAGGTAAAGATATTACTGAAAAAATTAATTACGAAACAGGAATTAGTTATTATGGTCAGCAAGGAAAAAGAGGTTCTGAATATAGAATGGTAACCGTAAAACCATCAAAAACATCAGTTGATTTAAAAAAACCTAACACAATTATCAAAACACCTGGTACACCAACAAAAGGTGAAACTGAAAAAATACCTGAAGTTGAAACATTTGTTGACTTGCGAAAATTTGGTGGTGGTGTAGTACCAGCCAAACGATTAACTAATGCTAATATTGGAATTTTAAGTTCAGATATAAAAGATTTAGGTGAAAACGTTCTACCTATTTTTGATAATAGTGGTCTAAATAATAATCCATCACCTGAGGCTTCAATAAGTGGGGATGAAATAATTGTTGGAGGACTTTCATTTGGTAAATTTGAAAATCCTGATGAAGTTCAAGGTGTGTATGATAAAAGAGCGGAATCAACAACTGATTATGTTAGTCAAGGTAGACCTGTATTAGTTGCTGCCAGAGATGGGTATTATTATGTTAGAGTTTTAAAATTTGCTTTAACCACTTTGGATAATAGATTATATTAAAAAGGTGAGAATTCTCACCTTTTTTACTGTGTTTAGAAATCAGTAAGAACTCCCACCACAAAAACACATTTGTGTTCACCATTAAATCCAAACATACCTTCAGTTGATGAAAAACTTAAGTAAGGTCTATCAGATAACAAAGCTCTTCTATGAGGGAAAGACCCAAAAAAGTTATTTATAACTTGTTTAGCCAAATCTTCATAAGTTACCGCTTTGTGAAGATATCCAATTGTACAAATTTCAGCACAAACACTTACTGTTTTTTTGGGGTCAAAATAATCAACCCTTTCAACAACATCATGTAGTAATACACCCCTGTGAGTTTTATAATTTCTGTGCCAATTATCTTTTGGATTGTAAACAGTTACATTTTTTGCCAAGTATGAAGATTGGTATTCAGCGGCTTTAAAATTTAGTCCATGGTATTTGTGAACCACACCACTATCTTTACCATAAAGTTCAATGAAAGTTTTGGTCGCACTATCTAATTTCACGTATGTGTCTTTTGTCATTTCATTTGACACCTCCAAAAGAACTGAGTTCAATAACTGAATATTCAAAGTACCTTTGATAGTGTCTTTTCTTGTTTGACCTGAAACAAGAGAAGTAATCATTAGAGATAGGATTATTAGTATCTTTTTCATATATCAAAGATACCTAAAAAAAATTAATTATCAAAATTAATCTTGTGAATTTTCTACAGAATCTTCTTTAACGGTTTCTTCCTCTTCTTTTTTGGCCAATAATCTAATACATTTTGATAATATTTCTGTCTCACCTATTGTATACACTCCACTATCAAAGGCATGTTTAACCGCTTGAATCATAAAAAAATTGGCAGATTCTTTATTTATTGTTTGTAATATAGCCTCTAAATGTTCCTCACTATATAAAGGCACTGTTTTAAATAATTTACCAAATAATTGTTGTTCTTCCATTCTTATTTATGTTATTAAGATATTTATAAGTATAATCATATAATATGT